TCTATATCTAAGTAAGTAGAAAGAAAAGAAAAAAAACTATAGTTTTTAAAGCATTTAACTTATAATCTATCCCAACACAGAAACACGATAGTTTATACAAAGAAAAATGTAGGATATTGAATAAAGAAATGTACCACACATACCAGATAGAAAAGGATAACATATCCACCCATAGAAAAGAATAATGTAGAATGAAGGAAAACACAGTAATTATTAAAGAAAAAGGATAACACAGAACAAAGAAGGTAAGGAAGACTATAGGGGATGCAAAGGGTATTACGGGGGATAAGGTAGGAGTGAAGAAGATAGAGGGAAGAAAAAGAATAAAGGGGAAATACCTGGGAGACGGCATAATTACTCATATAAAAAACAAGTAAAGAACAACCAGTCGGGGGCAGCATAGTGGTAAGAAGAAAGAAACCAGACAGCGAACAAACTAAAAGCATCCTCAGCCTTCCTCTTTCTGATACAGACCGAGAACGGCTCAAGCATCATCTCAACAAAGATCTTACCTCAACAGAGCAGGACCGCATGAGGCTCACCGCAGAGAAACTCTCCACAGGCAAACAGACCGAGGGAGGGAAGCCCTACACCTACACAATCGACGAAATCAAAGCAGCGCTGTATGTTGCTAAAGGAATACCCACCCAAGCAGCAAAAGCTCTCGGATGTGAGTACGCAGTCATGTGGGCTTACCTTGATAGATTCAAAATACTGAAGGAATACCAAGAGAAGGTCTTTGATACAAACCTTGACACAGCAGAAAGTAAGCTGCTGGCAATGATAGATGATAAGGAAAGTGGTGATCACTTCAAGGCGGTCAAATTCTATCTCACAACCAAAGGGAAGAAGCGCGGGTATGTAGACAATGGAGAGAAAGAGAAGGTACCACCCGCGCCTATCAGGATAGTGCCAGCAAAGAAGAAGGTCAAAGAAACAAAACAAGCAGTGAGCTAAAGGAGGACGATATGAAGCCATGTAAGAAGAGAGTAGGGGAAAGAATCCCTGCTATAACAGAGGCCAAGGATGTACGAGGAGCCTTTGACGGCACAACTGATAGGTCTGTATGGGTAAGGTTACTTGGATGGCTCCTTGCCCCATTCAGGGCTGCAGCAGAGACACAGAAGATGGCAGACATAATGGCCTTGTGGCAGCATGATCCTGTAGTGCCTCCTGCCTTGGTAGATAGGCTGCCCAAGGTGGGAGTGGAGGAGAAGAGATGAACTACCAGCAGACAACAAAGGAGAAGGAAGGAGAAGGAAGCGCAGTTGATAGTGGATGCTCATTATTTGGTACAGAGAGCCCATCCACGTAACTATTTTCCAATTAAAGTGCTGGTAGAAGCTAAGAAAGCAATGGATAGATTGATGGATAAGTTTGGAGTAACCGAGCAACCAGAGGTAGAAGGTTGGTTACAGACAGAGGGTAAGGATGGAAAAGATAATCTTAGTTTGTCCTGATGTAGATGATGAGCGTTCTGATTGGGATGAAGATGGGTATATAACGAAACAGAATATCCAAGGCACTTTCTCAATCACAGAGCTGATAGGAAGAACCATTGAGGATATTGAAGAGGATGGTTGTGGTGGGCTTAGGATAACGTTGACGGACAAGGAGTAGAGAACCAAGAGGGGATAGGGGTGTTCGATTCTCTAGAAAGATGGAAAGTGGCATTCACCCTCCCCGAAAATTTTGGACCACTTTTTACACTCCAGCACTTTAAATGGAAATGAATGGACAGCAAAGGTAACCCAGAAGGGAACGTAAAATTTTACGTTCGATAAGTTAAATGCAGAGGGAAAGCAAATACAGGGTCGCAAAGAGGAAAATAAGCCCACGGCAAACGCACAGAGCATGGGCTTAAATCGTTTTAAAGACTTAACCGAGGGAAAGGGACACACAACAAGGGTCAAAGGGCATACAAACGAAATTCAACAACAGGGGTCAACATGTACAAAGCAAGGCTGGAACAAACAGTAATTCAGATCACAGGAACGAACTTGCTATTCCGACTTCCGGCAGGGATGACCCCAAGCGCAAACATGACCACGAGATCACACTTTGAAATAGATGGCCAGATGATTTCGATATATGACTGCAACGGGTTCATCAATCCGATGCTTGACCAAGTACCACTATTGCAGTATCTGAATTAGGAGATCCATGGCGAGACCAAAAGGCAAACGACCACGATTACGAAAGAATGTTACCAATGTCAAGGCACGAGAAATCGAAGCCACAGAGGTGTTCTATACCAATGAAGAGAGTGACGCTAAGATTCTTGTGAACCGGGGTGGTGCGCGGTCTTCCAAATCCTACTCTATAACTCAGCTCCTGACTCAGAGGTTCCTTGCTGTCCCCGGTCGCAAGATCTTAGTGCTCCGCAAAACCCTGCCTTCGCTTCGGCTGTCAACATATCCAGTTTTCATCAACATGATACGCGATTGGGGATACACAGAGTATGTCCAAGCAGAAAAGACGTTGATGAATTACTACTTCAATGATGCGTGGCTACATTTCGGTTCCCTTGATGATCCAGAGAAGATTAAAAGCTCAGATTGGAATGACATATTCCTAGAGGAAGCCACTGAGTTTACATACGAGGACTTCCAGATATTAAAACTGCGTCTGAGTTCCCCTGAATGTGGGGGCTTGCGCAACCAGATGTTCCTGTCGTTCAACCCTGTTGACGAATTCCATTGGATCAAAAGCCAGATTGTTGAAGCTCCTTCAGAAGATAGCCAAGAAATTACTTCCAATTATAAAATGAATCCTTTTCTTTCTACCGATTATATTGCTGAGCTGGAGAAATTGATACTGCAGGATGCCAACTATCACCGGATATATGCCAAAGGTGAGTGGGGCAAGCTTGAGAATCTTATCTTTTCCAACTGGAGAGTACACAAAGGAGTGTGGCCGAGTACTTTTTATGAGACTGTTTATGGTGTTGACTTTGGATTCAATGCTCCCAGTGCTGTCATTGAGATAGGAATTGATGTTGATCTGGAGAACATCTATCTGAAAGAAGTGGTTTACCAGTCACAGCTTACCACTCCGGAACTCATAACGCTGACAAAGGAAAATCTTGCCATCGATGATTTCACCAAACCTGAGATGTATATGGATGATGCTGAGCCTGACAGGATCGAAGAGTTTTCACAAGCTGGCTTTAACGTTTTCCCTGCTGACAAGGCTGTCAACTCTGGTATTGAGTTTATGAAACGATTTGCCCTGCACATCCATCCTGATTCTATTAACCTGCAAAAAGAGTTTCAAGGGTACGCATGGAAGAAGGATCGGAATGGCAGACCAATAGACACACCAATCAAATTCAGGGACCACGGGATAGATCCTTCACGTTATGGCATTTTCACTCACCTGAAACATATTGTTGATACAGGTGACTTAGTACGATATCTGTGAGGTGTAAAATGATTAGAGGAAAAACCGTTGTAACGATATTGAAAAGAGAGACAAACGAAGTGCTTGGGGTGGGGTGTGTGGTCTCTGAAGCAGGAGCGCCTGTCTGTGTTGAGGTCGAAAAGCGCGGCGGGGACTTTATCAAGATGATGGTGACTGATGATATGTATGTGAGGGTTGGCCGGAATCATCTCAATGGGCATCTACTTCCAACGATTGTAACAAAGGGGATGTGATGGATCAGATTTTAATTGGCATAAAATGGGTGATGATCATTAGTGCAATAGGTGGGTGGTTGTATGCGATGACTGTGTTGCTGGGGAAACTGATCGTTGCTTGTGTTAAATCCAAAGGAGAAGCGAGGAAACTGGTAATCAAAGCGGTGCAGGATGCCGTAAATTTTATCATTCAGAAAAACATTAGCTTCCTTATTGGAGAGAATAAAAAATGAATAGACTTAATGCCCTTATAAGGACTGTAAAATCTTCTACTGCTGCCTGGGATTCTGTTTTCCTTCGTGGCCAGGAGATGGAAGATGATGGAGATGGTGTACTTTCAAATCCATACAAGAAGAGTACCATTGCTTATATCTGTATTTCAACAACAGGGCGAGCCATAGCACAGGCACCATTGGTTGTTGAAGAACGTGTTAATGGTAATTGGAAATCTGTTAACTCTGATGATCCGTGGCAGACTTTGTTTGAACACCCGAATCATTTGATGTCATCAGAGTTATTCACACAGTCAATTGTTGGGCATCTTCTGTTGGATGGCAACATTTGGATAGTTCCTTTTCCTTTTACTGCCAAGGTCCCTGATTCATTGTGGGTGATAAAGAAAAATCATATGTCACCAACCATTGATCCGATTACGAATCAGCTTGTGGGGTGGGAGTATTCCCCATCTGGATTTGCAGATGGCAAGATTAAGAACAGCATTCCGTTGTCGATTGAAGAAGTTGCTCACATTAAGTTCTGGAATCCCAATGATCTGGTCATGGGACAAGCACCTCTGGAAGCTGCAAAGATGCCTTTGCGATCTGATTATAAAGCAGCACGTTATAATGAAATCTTTTTTGATGAAGGAGCGCGACCAGGAGGAGTCCTTTCAACTGAGAATCGTCTTGGGGATAAGCAGTTTAAACGAACAAAGGAACAATTTGAAACTCGGCACAAAGGATTTAAGAAGTCGCATCGTATTGCTTTGCTGGAACAGGGATTGAAATATGATGCGACAGGGCTTTCCCAGAAGGACATGGAGTATATTGATCTGAGGAAGTTGAGCCGTGATGAAGTGATCCAATGCCTTGGCATGCGAAAGTCTGTGCTGGGGATAACTGACAATCTGAATTATGCTACATCAAGAGAGCAAAAGAAGATGTGGTGGTTGGATACTAACATCCCGATAATGAAGGGTGTAGCAAGCGCCCTGAGGCACACCCTCTTCGCTTCAACTCCTAATCGCAGGGTTATCTATGATATCTCTACTGTGGAGGCTTTACAGGAGGATTTTAAAGGAAAGGTCGATACAGCAGTGCTCTTGAGCAGGATGGGATACACAGCCAATGAAGTGAACAAACGATTGGAGCTTGGGTTCGATGAAAAGCCTTGGAGAAATTATTGGTTTGCTCCGGTCAACCTGCAGCCTATTGATGAGAATGCTATCTTGGACGAGCCTGAGATACCTGATGAGCCTGAAGACCCAGAACCAACTCCGACAGTAGAATCAGAGCCAGAAGAAGAAACTTTTGAAGCTGATGTGAAATTATTGGAGGCGGCAAAGGAGATCCATTGGAAGCGTACAATAACTTCTATGGCGCCATACGAAAAGAAGTTTACCAGTAGAGTTAAGGCTGTGCTGTTTAGGATGCGGAAAAAGACTCTTGCTGAACTTAGTAAGAAGAGCATTGCCAGCGCTTTGAAGCTGAACTTTGCTGAAGAGAAGACATTGATTAAAAAGTATTCAGCTCCGTTATATGAAGAGGTTGTTAAGGTTGCTGGGACAGGTCTTCTTACCGAAGTGGGGATTAATATTGCTTTTGATTTACGCAATCCTGCTGTTATTGAATTTTTGCAGTTGAAACCTTTGAAGGTCCGTGGCGTGGTAGACACGATGAAGGATTCCATCCGCAGACACATAATTGCTGGCCGTGAGGGTGGTGAAGGTGCTGTGGAAATCGCTGGCAGGGTTCGCTCTGTGTTTACAACTTCAGCTTATCGGGCGAAGAAAATTGCGCGAACAGAAGTGGTTGGCGCTCAGAATTTTGCAAGACAAACTGCAATGAAAAGTGCAGGCATAAAATATAAAGAATGGTTCACCGCTATGGATGAGCGTGTTCGCGATACACATGCTGGCATGCACGGGAAGAAGATTCCCATCAATGCATCATGGACAGTCGGGAGATCAAAGTTAAATTATCCTGGTGATTGGAATGGTGATCCTGATGAAGTCATAAATTGTCGGTGTATTGAAGTTGCCGTTATTGATGAGAGCTAAAACATTATTGGACAGGAGGGCTTGAAATGGCTTATGAATTGAAGGATGCAAAAGGCAAGGTTGTAATGAAGGATGGCAAGAAGGTTTTTGGGTCTGACCTTTCCGGAGTTATCAAAGCTGTTGATCTTGATAAGCGTACACTCGTGATGATTGGCACAGATGAGACACGTGACCGGGATGGTGAAATCGTAAAGACAGATGGCTGGGATCTGAAAAATTTTCTCACCAACCCTGTCTTCCTTTGGGCTCATAATTATGCAAGTGTGCCTCTTGCTGCGGCAACGAAAGTTGTGCGGAAGCGTTCTCCTTGGCGCCTTGAATTCTACGAGAAGTTTCCAACAATCGGGTTGAATCCATTCGCTGATATGATTCTGGAGCTGTACAATGAACGAGTTATCAATGCTTCCTCTGTTGGCTTCATTCCCAAGAAGTGGAATAACATCGAGGAGAAGGTGGAAGGCCAGGAAGAGCCGCTGTACACAAGAGTTTTTACTGAGCAGGAATTGCTGGAGTTGAGTGGTTGCCCTGTCGGATGCAACCCTGCTGCACTTCAGAGTGCTGTAAGCGGTAAGTCTTTTGGGGATGCTTCTGTTGAAGAGCTTGTTCATCATCTTGATGGTAATGGACTCTGGAAGCTTGGGAAGGCAAAGAAGATAGAACTTCTTGAGGAGTTGGTAGAGGTGGGCAAGGGGATTGTTTTTGAAGAAGAGACAGCAAAGGTTCACCAAGTTCCGGATGATCTTACTGGAACAGATGAAGAGGAAGAAGGTGGTATGACAAAAGTGGCGGCATTCAAATATTGCGTCTGTTCAGAATGTGGTTATCATGAAGATAAGGATGCAGGTAAGCCTTGTCAAGATATAAAATGTCCTGAGTGTGGGCATGATTTAAAAGGCAGTGATGAGATTCCCAAGAAGGAAGTTGATGAGGAAATTTCATTGGAAGACAAGTTTGGTAATTTGACTTACGCTTATGAAGGGCTGGTTGCTGATAAGGATGCTTTGGATATCGAGATGGCAGCTCTTACAGAGAATATGAAAGTGTTGGCTGAACAGAACAAAACGCTTGAAATTTGGCTCGTAGCATGGAATGACGAGCTGCTGAAACTTGAGAAAGATTCTGTCACCGGCTTTGCGAGGAATCAGTTAGACTTGCTTGAAGCTGTTGGCAACTTAATTGCAAAGATTATCGAAGGCGCGGAACTCCAGTCAAACGACAATGGAGATGCCGGCCAACCAAAAACAGTTTACTCCAGCGTCCTTAGTCATGATTTACTTGACGATAAGGATGGGCAGGAGCAAGCATCGGAAGAGGTTCTCGGAGAAGTTGCTGCTGAGAAAATGAATACAATTCTGCTTGATGCAGTAAAACAGATTCAAGCATTAACGAAGAAGTAGGAGGATGTGGTTATGAAATTTTTTGTGAAGGAAGGCGAAGTTATGCGCGAGGCGACTCAGGATGAGATTCTGAGTACCAATGTCGTGCTGTATAATGAAGATGGTGAAGCACTTGGCAGGAAAACCGGCAAGGTGGAGCTGACTGCGGTGCAGCGCCTTGAAGGTACTGTTGGTGAACTCGCTGAGGCGATGAAGGGTGTCGGTATGATGGCAGAGAAGATGACTGCTGTCGAGGAAAAGCTGGAGTCTTACAAAGAAGCTGCCGGCAGGGGTTTTCCTGTTTCCAAGTTTACCCCTGATGAGCTGAAGGATGGGATGGCATCCGGAGAGTATACGCGATATAAGATGGCGTACCAGGGTCAGTCTCTGATTGATAAGCATCGCCATCCTGGGCACATCATCGATGAATCCAGAAAGGAAATCATCGCGGATTATATGACGCTGTTCGTTGAGGCGACATACTTCCAGAATCAGGCTGCAAAAAGCGTACTCTTCAACAACATCGCAGCCGGCAAGTATGGCCAGTTTGATAAGAGCACCGCAACTGACATCGGTGATTCTGGAAATGTGTTCCCTGTTCCTGATATCCTTGAATCCGAGATCCTGGCCTTTGCGCGTGAAAACTCTTCGATCCTGGCCAATGCAAGGATCTGGCCGATGAGCTCCAACACCAAGACTATTCCTTCTGAGAGCGGGAGCATCACCACGTCTTGGGGTAACACAGTCAATGAATCCAACCCTGAAGAGACTGATGTTGATCTGACGGCAGAGATCCTGTCTGCTTATTCTGTGGTCAACAACGAAACTCTGGAGGATACGGTATCTGATATCGTAAGTTGGATTACAGAGGGGATGGCCGAAGCAGTTGGTCAGTCCATCGATGATGCCGGTTTCAATGGTGATGGCACAAGTACCTATGGTGGATGCTCTGGTATCCTGTCTGCGGCTTGTGGTTATTCTGTTGTCCTCGGTGCTGGTTCCACTGGCTTCAGCGATATGATCGGGGACAATCTGTCCGACATGATTGCCAAGCTGGATGGCAAGAAGAAAAACGGCGGGAAGTATTACTTCAATGGTGAGCTTCTCCACATCATTCGTATCCTCAAGGATACGGCTGGTAATCCGATTTGGTTGCAGACTCTTGGATCGGCCATACCTCCGACGATATGGGGATACCCCTACGAGGAGGTGATCAAGATCACTGGTACTTCTGCGGCCAATACTGCCTTCGGTGCCTTCGGTAACATGAGGTACTTTGCTGTCGGTAAGAGGGTTGCAGACATGACGTTGAAAGTTGATCCTTACGGTCTGTGGACTACGGACAAAACACGGTTCAAGATCAGAAACCGCTGGGCCTTGAAGATCGGTCTCGCAAATGGGCTTGTCAGGATTCTTACTCACGCTTAGTAAGCGCTAGGTAATTTCCTGGTCAATGCCGCAGAGCTGGGTGGGAGCATCGTCCCTCCCACCCAGCTCCTTATTAACAGCAAAAGGAGGAAGACGAAATGAAGAGAGGCAATAAATCAAAAGAAGATGTGAAGACAGATTCCAAGCTGACAGATCTGGCAAAGCCGAATAAACCAAAGGATGATCCTAAGCTGGGAGAAGATGGTTTTCCTACAGGACCTCCGGAAGAAACCAAACCGGAAGATCCTACAGGACCTCCGGAAGAAACCAAACCGGAAGATCCAGAAGAGTTTGTTAACTTTGCTTGCAATAACTGCGGCAGGACAACCCGAATCAGGCTGGGACAACGTACGACACTGTGCTGTTCTATGTGTGGCTCTTCGCTGATGAAATTTAATGCTGATGTTGTTTTGGCTTGCGACTCCTGTGATGCTCGTAAAGTGGTTTTCGCTGATGATGATGTGATCACAGGACATAAGTGTTCTGCTGGTAAATCATACGTCTACGTTGTAGAGAGGAAATAGGCGCAGATGGCTCAATTGTCTCTGAAATGTAAAGGATGCGGACAGGCGCTTGTATTTTCTGATCTGAATGGATCGGTGTCTTTGATCTGCCAAAATTGTGGAGGTAGCATACAGGAATTTATTGAGGTTCCCGATATTACTTTTGAATGTGCTGTCTGTGGAAAGCTCTTTAATTTTGGTAAAGGAGAGCACAATATACGCCACCAATGCAGTGGTAGCCGAACCTCTGTGGTGTATAAAATTCTTCTTGGCAAAAGAGAGATCCAAAAGGAAGACAAAGAGGCTATTCTGATTTTGAGAAATCGTGGACTTGGTGATCTTCTGATGCTCACGCCAGCTATCAGAGAGTTGAAAAAGAATAATCCAAGCAAGGATATTTATGTTGTGAGTGATGCTGATGTAATGGATATCTTAAAAGAGAATCCTGATATCAAAGAAGTGTTGCCCCACACAGCAAACATCACAGCTTTGAAACACCGAAGTGTAGTTATTGATTTACAGAATCAAGTTGAAGATTATAAACGGAATCATGAAGTGAACAAAGGACTCAGGATACATCGTTTTATGGAGTTGTGCGGACTTGATCCTCACAAAGTAAAGAATGCCAAACTTGTGTATAATGTGCTGCCGCCAGAGCAGAAATGGGCGGCATCTAAACTTAATACAAAGAAGCCAATTGTTGCCCTTGGGTTGGACAGCTATGCAAGATTCCGAAACTGGGATATTAAGCGATATCAGGAATTAGTTGCTTTGAATAAAAAAGAGATCATTTGGCTTTTGCTTAGCGACATACGCACTGATTGGTTTGGGGTGAATATAATTAATGCGACAGGATGCACTACTTCAGTAAGATCCCTTGCGGCTCTTGTTGGGCAATGTTCTGCGGTTGTGTGTGGGGATTCAGGTATCAGTCATATATGCGCGGCTTTGGATATCCCGAATGTAATTCTGTATGGGGCTATCCCTCCAGAAGCACGGTGTTCAACTTACAAGTTTGCTCACCCCATTTATAAAAAGGATGCCGCAAGATGTATTCCTTGCTGGGACAGGCAGTTTGGCTGGGACAGAGGGGAGAAAGAATGTAATGGTGGTGAGGTCCCTTGTATGCAGGCTATAACTGCCAAAGAGGTGCTAGCAGTTATTCACAAGCAAATCAGCAAAGGAGGAAGTGTAAAATAATGCGTAGGCTTTTATTGGTTCATCCAACAACCAGCACCAATTTTGGTGATCATGTAATTCTGGAAGGAGTCAAGAAACTCCTTGGTGGAATTTCTGGCGCTGATTTTGAATTTGATTTTTGTAATGTGGAAGAGATTGAAAAAGATCCTTCTTGTGTTCAGAAATATGCTTCGGATGGATACCATGCAATGATCGTTACAGGAACACCTTGGTTGTGGGATATGTGTAATCGCAGTAATAAAGTGCAGGGATTAAAACACCTGCTTGAAAATATAAGTTGTAAGAAAATTGCTCTGGGCATAGGGTCCTGTTACCCTCTGACAACAAACACTCTGGGACAGTTCTTATTCCAAGTTGATGGCAAAGGCAGACCAGATCCAACAAGGCAGGATTCCTTGAGGGAGATAAAAGAAATCTATTCCATGTTTGATCTGATAGTTGTTAGAGATCAAATTGCTTTAAGAGTATTTGAAGAGATTGGGATTAAGGCTCACGAGACAATTTGTCCTGCTGCTTTTTCTGTCGATGCAGCAGAGAATATCGAAGCTGGGGAAACAAGACCGCTGTTGGTTTTTACAAACCCTTCAGAGGGCATCAGTAACGAAAGTTGTGACTCGGTGTACACTTCTGATTTTATTCAATTTCAGAAATGGTTTAAGGAGACTTATGATCCACGAGTTGTCACGATGTGCCCTCTTGATCGGGACTGGTGTGTTGGGCAGGGTTGGGAGGTTGAATGGATTCAAGATATCAAGCGCTTTGAAGAAATTTTGATGCAAACTTCTTTCTGTATTTCAAGTAGAGTTCATGCGGCAATACCAGCAACAGTATTTGGAATTGATACTTATATTCTTCCCTTGGACACGAGATATCTCACAGCAGTTAAAGTTGGTGCCCAGCCGATACTACCAACCGGAGATCTTAGCTGGTGGATGTATGATTTCACGCCGAAGACGAATTACTGGCAAGGGACCATGGAAAGAAAACTTGTAGAATCTTATAGATTTTTAACAGATCTTCTCGAAAAGGAGTTGGCATGAAGATAACTGCATGGATGGTTTTATTGAGTGAAGGCGGGATGGAAAGCTATTACATTGACATGGCTTTGAAAAGCATCCTTCCTCATGTTGATAGTATTTACATCCAAGACCAAGGATGCACAGATGACACTATTGCGGTGGCGAAGGCTATCGTTGGGGATAAGGTTCCGCTGCATGTGGAAGAAATCAGCACAGGGTTACCGCGATTTCACCCTGATTATGATGAGCCTCATTTTAGGTCATTGGCTCTGAAGGGAGCAGAGGAAGTTTTTGAGCCTGAATGGCTTTTGAAGATTGATGCTGATGATTTCTACACAGAGCATTTTTGGGAGCAGGTGCGTGCGGCAGAGGCAAGCGGGAAGCTGGCAGAGTACAATTCTGTTCGGCATGGTTCAGATCGTTTTGTCATGCCGGGATATCGTGCTTGCTCACCGCACGCTAAACAAGTTGTTGATGGATACTCTTATTATGATCCTCATGTCCATCTGTGGAGAGCTGGCCTTGGAGTTGAGTTTATACAAAATGCAGAGCTGACTGGGTTTATGCATTGTGTGACTTTCCCACAGCCTGATCCATCGCTGTGGATTCCAGGAGTCTGCAATATCCATTTTCACAAAAGCTTCGGGCCTAAGTCCTTTCCTTTCTGGCATGAAGGCGGTGATGTATTCGATGACACAATCCCCTTCAATCCAAAGGAACAGGCACCGAATTGGTTTGCTCATGATCTGAATATGGGAACGGCAGTTAAGTCGCATTATGTTTTTCCTAATTATGTTATCAAGAAGTGGAAGAAGTGGGGAGTGTATCCTGGTTACGATTGGGAAGGTAATAGAATAAAAAATTAATTGGAGGGGAATCAAATGCCATTTAGTAGTTCGCAAGGAAAAGGACTTTTTGAAGATTGGCTATTCCACATGCTGGCAGAAAAGAATATTACCTCTATTCTTGATGTCGGAGCTGGAGCAGGAGCTTATATCAATTGCATCGAGATTGCCAAGACACGCGCTGGTGTTTATAGCCCAAAAGCGTTTGATGTTAAGGTGGATGCGTTAGAACCTTTTGCTGAGTATGTCGGCAAATATGATCTGGGTAGCAAATACAATAAGGTGATGCCACACACGCTTGCTCAGTATC